ATGTTTACCGCTTCGTTTACAATGTCGTCTGCGGCCATTTGAACTTCAGGATGCTGAATCATACTTCTGTATCTTTGAATGAGTTCAGCTTCAGATTTGGCTGTTCCTTCCAAATCAATAATACTACTTACTGCACCACCAGCAGCAGCAACGGAAAGAGAACCGTCTTCGTTTTCGGGTTCAGCGAAAGATCGAATCTCTTTATTTTCTTCTGTTTTTCTTTTGATGCTAAAACCAAATAGTTCCAAGTTATCATCCTTTATTTGAATTGAAGGGGAGAACCCCCTTCAATCTATTTAGCTACTTTAATATAGACTGATTAGCCCATGTTGTTAGCAGCACCATTCAGGCCTGCTACGGTCCAGTAGTCGTACTGCCATGTAACGTCAAAACGTTCAATGTCGTCAGTAGTATCCCAATCCATCGCAATTTCAGCAACGTTAGAAGGATACAATCCGATAAATGTGTAGACCTTTAGCGCTCTACCATCTTTACCGTACTGAGTGATGTTCGCCTGTGACTTATATGTGGCTGGGCTTTGACCCGTTTCTCTCAAGTTAGCCTCGTGAGAATTGATTCTAGCCATCCAGTTTTCTACGTTATCACGAATAAGGAAGTCCTCATCGTTCATAACTGTTACAGACCACTCACCGAACGTTCTGTCTCCAGCAAGTTTGATCTTTCTTCCGAAATAAGGAACTTCAATAGTTCCCATTTCAGAAGGTGGAAGTGTGGAAGCCTGAATCAAAAACTGACCCTTGTTGCCTGCACCACCTACATCGCCTACACCTGTAGGCCATACAAGATCAACCTTGAATAGTGAGGCTTTCGCCCCACCAAACTGTAGACCTTCTGATTTGAATTCGTTGATGTTGAAAGTCATTTTTTATCTCCTCTTTATTCTATTTATTATGTTGCTTGACCAACAATTTCAGAGAACTCAACACCTGTACGAACAGCAACGAAGTTCAACTGGATGAAGTTGATAGAACGTGCTGGTTTGATGTAAATGTCACCAATGAAATCATTTCTGTCAATGACTTCAGGAGTGTTATTAGTACCATCACATACAACGCGGAAGTCTGTGATACCACGGCGACCCTGCACATCTCTTAGGAAAGGTTCTACTAGATTGCGGAACTGCGCTCTTGTAAAGTCGTCGTTGAACTCGAAGAGTGAACGGCGGGCAGAGATAGCAATAGCTTTTTCAAGAACAATAAACAAGCGACGGACATTGATACGATCAAACGCACTTGGTTGGTTCAAGAATGTCTTGTCACCAAATAGAAGTGCACCTTGACCAGCTTGTGAAATAACTGGGTTGATACCATTCTTGTAGATCAAGTCTCTCTCAGCTTTTGTTGGGTTTAGAGAAAGTTTCACAACGTTCTTGATGAAACCTCTGTTGTAGCCAGCAGGGGAATACCAAGGATCGCGGTTGTCGTCTGTTCTTGCACAAAGACCAGCAACGTCACCATTTAGCGGTACCCAACGATAAACGTCATTGTATTTGTCGTACTGATACTTGAAACCAGAGTCAACGACTGCGTAAGAAGACGTTGAAAGACCAGAAACAGCAGTCACAAGATTCTGTGCTGTGTAGCTTCCTGGCGTTACGTTTGGCGTGATGAACACAACACAATCGCGGCGCTTTTCAGCAATGTTGTCAATCAGATAGTTAGCAAACGCATCCGCTCTAGGAGGCCCTTGTAGAATCAGAGAAACGTCAACTTCTTCAGCAGTCTGATAAAGATCGTAACCAGCAGCAAGAGTACCAACAGGGATTGTTGATTCTGTTGCACCGTCGTCACCGCCAGTAAAACTTTCATACCCTTTTGTAGCTAGGGCAGCAACTGTTCTGCGGATGTAAGACGATCTCTGTTCAAGAGCATCGTTTACGTATGCTGTAGTACCGTCAAAGAATTTTGTCCCAGCAACTGTAGATAGATTTGAGTATGTCTCAAGAATCGTACCAGCTTCGCCTGTGAACTCACCGCCTTCGTCGTAAACAACAATGTGTAGTTCGTTTGTACCTGGTGCTGTCTCAAAGAAGCTAGACCAACCCCACTTAACATCAAATGATGTGTTTGCGGCGTTTTCAACAGCAATGTACTTTGTGTTGAATGCGACTGTTGCGCTGTATGTACCAGCATTGTTTGCGATGGAACCGATAGATGCGATTCTTAGTTCTTGATTGTTTACAACTAGAACGTCACCGACTTCAATCTCGTTTAGATCGTCATCGGAACCGCTAACTGTGCCGCTTGCACTTGACGCATTGATGTCAATAGTGTATGTAGAAGCTGCACCATTGAACTCGGAAGCAGATGTTACATAAGCAACAGCAAGCGAGTTACCTAGTTCACCTTCGTAAGCAGCTTCAAATGCGCCGTTTGCATCAGCAACAGCAGCATTAGCAGTTACTCGTGTAACGTATAACGCATCACTGTAGCCTAGAAAGTTTGCGGCTGTGAAGAATGTTTCATAGTTGTCGTTTGTTGGTTTACCGAATGTGTTAGCAAGCTCTACTTCATTGCTTACTAAGATGCGCTCATTAGTGGGACCCCATCTAAATACACCAGCAATCGCACCTTCTGTAGTCGCGACACCTGGAACCACTGTAGTCAGATCAATCTCACTTACATTAACGCCTGGGCTAATTGAAAAAGGCATTTTTTAATACTCC